ATCAGGTGAGATGGGATGCGTTGGTCTAAAAAAAGAACGTATAAACCTTAATGAAGTTTTCATTGAGGATGCGGAGATTGACACTAACGGTCTAAAGTATCTACAGTTAGATGCACAGATTAAAGAGTTAGAAAAGCAAAAGGATTCCTTGAAAGAATCATTTCAGGGAGCTACTGGTGTAACAGCCAGTGGCATTGAAATCAGTTGGACTACGGTTAAAGGCCGCGAGTCAGTTGATTCCAAGGAAGTTGAGAAACTTCTAGGGTTTGTTCCCAAGATTATTGGCAACGAATCTATTCGGCTAAACATCAAACAAAGTGGAGGAAAGTAAATGGCTGCACCGTCAGACACAAAGTATCAAGTCAACTATAAGTTGAATGATGGAACACTTATCAATCTGTATGCAACAGATGTAAAGGAACTGGAGACAGGACTCAATGATCTTTCAATGGTATCTGCTCTTATTAAATCAACTGCTGGCGAACTTGGCGGTTCAAGTGCTAACGCTATTGCAGCTCAACTAGGAGCAACAGTTACAGCAGTAACTCCTAGCGGAGCACCAGCACAATCTGCTGGTAATACTTGTAAGCACGGAGCAATGGTGTACAAGACTGGTACATCTTCAAAGGGTACGTGGCAGGGATGGATGTGTCCATCACCTAAGGGCGCACCAGATAAGTGCGACACAATCTGGGTTAGATAACCAATGCGGGAGCCGCATCAGTTTGAAGCTCCCGCGTGTGCTGAGATTGGTGGAGATTTCTGGTTTCCTGAAAAGGGAAAAGAATCTATTGGAACAATTGAAGTTAACTATGCAAAACAAATTTGCAGAAGTTGTCCACACCAATCAGAGTGTGCTGAGTGGGGAATCGTTAATGAAGCTCACGGCATATGGGGCGGTCTAGTAAGTAGAGAGCGCTACAAGATTCGTAGGCAAAGAGGAATAACTTTACAAGGAGGCGAAGTTGCTTGACTTATCCCGTGCGTGGGGTGGTGTGCTTACCAAAGCAACACCGCTACCCGATGTGTGGGATGGTCTAGCAGCTAAGCAGATTAAGTTCCGTAGAGGACAAGTCTGTATGGTCGCTGCTGCTCCTAATGCTGGTAAGTCTATGTTTGCTTTGGTCTATGCAATGCAAGCAAAGGTTCCTACTTTGTTCTTCTCAGCCGATACTGATACCACAACTGTAATGATGCGTGCTGCTGCACAAGCATCCGGTCATTCACAGGTTTCGGTAGAGAGTAATCTCTCAGCCGATACACATTACTACGATAGACACTTCGACAAACTCAGACATATTAAGTGGGTCTTTGACTCTTCACCTTCATTGGATGATATCGAACTTGAGATTCGAGCATATGTAGAGTTGTTCGGAGAAGCACCTGAACTAATCGTGATAGATAACTTAATGAACGTTGCTGCTGAAACAGACAACGAATGGGCAGGACTTCGTGCAATTATGATGGAGCTGCACGATATGGCTCGTAAGACTGAAGCCTGTGTACTGGTGCTACACCACGTATCAGAGCAGTCAGAGTACGGATCCACTATCAATCCACCAGCACGTCGTGCTATTCACGGTAAGGTCAGTCAACTACCAGCGTTAATCTTAACTCTTGGTTACAATCCATCTAGTGGAGAACTAAAGATTGCAGCAGTTAAGAACCGATTCGGTCCACATACTGCTGATGGCTCAGACTGGGCTACTCTCTTTGTTAACTACGCAGCGTGTCAGATATCTGATAAGAATGCTTTCGGAGTTATGCTTCACAATGACGCACGTGCTGGTTATGTGGGCAACTACGTATCACAGTACAAAGATGATGAGGATGATGTCTATGGCCAATACTGAAATACAACACCTAAAGAAACGTATTACTAAATTAGAGCAAGACCTTGGTGCATTTGCTAGTCTTCTTATTCACGCTGGAATCGTTGAGGTTGTAGAAGTAGAAGGCCAAAAAGTATACAGAGTTAATCCGGTAAAACTTAAATGAGTAGTCCAAAGTACAACAAAGCTAAAGGCGCAGCCTTCGAGATTGATGTTATGAAATGGTTTCGTGGGTTGGGTGTAATAGCTGAGCGCTTACGTCTGGCGGGTAAAGATGACGAAGGAGATTTAGTATGTGTCGTCGCGGGAAAGACATACATACTAGAACTCAAGAACAGGGCAACTCTTTCCTTGCCTGAGTTCTGGAGGGAAGCCGAGGTTGAGGCGCTTAACTATGCTAAGGCACGTGGTATTGGGGAAGTACCACTGCACTATGTTGTAGTTAAGCGTCGCAACTCCGGTATTGAATCTGCGTGGGTCATACAGGATCTCAAGCAATGGTTAAAGGAGAAGCAATGAGGGGTAGTAAAGAAAGATTAATAGAACAGATTAGTTTCTTTGAAAACAATGCTGCTTGGAAATGGCAGGTTGAAAGACTACAGAGTGAAGTCTATACACTTAAAAATGTATTGATTGATGCAGGAATCTTAGTTAATTTCAAAGGTAATATCCAACAGACTGCCATCATCATTGATGGTCAGACATACTCAATTAGAAAGGTTAAATAAATGCCAGTACCAGAGGGTGAAATCACCACATCAGAAATCTTTGCAGCAGAAGAAGCACAAGACATCGAAGACTTTGATATTGTTCTTGAGATGAACGAAGATAAGATTCCTTTCGAGGAAGTTAAGAAAGAATTAGGCATAGCAGATGATTTGTCTTAGTTGTCGTAAAGCTGGAGAAGAGAACGCACTAGGTCATAACAAACGAGCAACCAACTGGCACGACAAGTGTGAGTACGAAGGAGACTGCGGATGTCAACACAAGGTTGGTCCAGGATGGTTCGTAACAAAGGGTTCAAAGGCTCCGTTGATGCAAACTCAATCCCCATAGGATCTGTTGTTGCTCACTACGGAGGGCAAGTAAGAGAAGGTAAGAACGTGAAGGTATCGTGCGTAATGCACGATGATAAGCACGGCTCAGCTGTTATAGATACAGTAAACAATTTATACTTTTGTCATACCTGCGGTAAAGGCGGTAACGCTGCTAACTTGGTGTGCTTTATGGAGAATATGGAGTTCAACGATGGCCTCAAGCGTGCAACAGAAATTGCTGCTGGAAGCGGCGCAACACTACGCACAGGAAATAAGTCCAGAGGCTCTAGCCGCACTCGGCGAACGTGGGATATCTGAAACAGTTGCTGCTCGCTATATGCTCGGTACTGTTACTGATCCTATTAACGGTCACGAACTGCACGAGGGTTGGATATCTATTCCATACATCACTGCGTTAGGTCACTGCGTTGGCTTTAAGTTCAGGAGAATAGATGATGGTAAGCCTAAGTATGGCTCACCTACTGGGCAGAAGGCTCACCTCTATAACGTAGCTGATATTACTATTATGTCACCGAGCATCATCGTATGCGAAGGTGAACTAGATACTATTATCGCATCAGGTGTACTTGGTATACCAGCAGTGGGTGTACCTGGAGTACAGGCGTGGAAGTCACACTATCCAAAACTATTTAGTGGATATGAAACTATCTATGTGGTAGGTGATAATGACATTAAAGAAGATGGCACTAATCCCGGAGCTGAGTTTGCTAAGCGTGTCGCAAACGACGTAATGAACTCGGTAATAGTAACATTGCCTCCAGGTATGGACATCAATGACTACTACCTAGCACACGGGGACGTAGCAACACGTGCCTTACTAATTGGTGAATCAATTGGCAGAGAATAAATGGCAGAAGGCTTATCGCCTTAATAACTTAGATAAAATTCGTGATGCAAAAAGACGATGGCGAGCCAAGAATAAAGACAAAGCCAATGCTACGCAACGGGCTTGGAGATTAAAGAATAAAGAAAAAGATGCTGAATATAAGGCTAAATATAATGCTAAGTATCCATATAAAAATGGTGAATACGTCCGTGCTAGACGTGCTAGAAAACTAAAATCTCTTGTTGTTCCGTATACAGTTGAAGAAGTGCTAAGAATTTATGGGACAAATTGTCACCTATGTTTAGAGCAAATAGATTTAAATGCTGAAAGAAAACCTGGTAGGAAAGGATGGCAACACGGCTTGCAAATTGACCATATAATTCCTATTTCAAGAGGTGGGTCTGATATAATTGAGAACGTACGACCAGCTCACGGTGTTTGCAATATGAGCAGGGGAGCAAAAATTCTAGGTGAGAGGAATGAGTAGAGACGAATGGATAAGAATGTTACAGACTTTACAGCATATGGGCTTTCAGATCTTAGAGTCGGATTACCAGAGCGAACAGGTACTAATCAGACCAACACCAACGCGATAAGCAATGAGTTTACTACCGATGTATGGCGCATCTTGGATGCAGCAGGCAATCTTCTCATTAAGAAACACCACGATTACGGTCCTAAGAACATTAGCCTTAGTCCAGGTGGACCACTTAATGGTTTGCGTGT